CCCTCCAGATAGTATTGTTTTAGAATCTTTCGGACGGTTGCTCTGCCGGGAATGCCCATCTCCACGCTGACGTTGCCCCCGTGAATGCCTGCTGCCTTTTTAATTTCACTTGGGACTTTCTCCTTGATCTTCCAGGACTCTTTCAGGACGGCTCCAATTGCTCCGGCCAAAGATTTACCTTTCCTTCTTACCGCAAGGGCAAATGCTTCATTTTCGCATTCTTTTACGACATCATCCGCCCAATCTGCCATGATTTCTTTTAAGTTCATTGCTTCCTTTTCAACTTTGATTTTTCCGGCTGCTGCCATTAAGGGCGAACACAGCTCCGATGCATCTCCATTGATAAAATCCTGTGCATCCTCTTTGTCGATTCCGTTCTCTTCCGCAATTTCAAAGATTGCCTGCTTGGATTCTTCGTTTCCTTCTTTTAACTGATTGGCTGCTGCCATATTGATTTCTGTGTAAGAGTCAAATTCTCCATATTTTTCATAAAGTGCCATAAAAAACCTCCTGTGTTTGTATTCCGCCGATGGAAAAACGGCATTTTCTCGAACAAATGTACGTTTTATTCATCGGGCGGAGACTTGATTGTGATGAGTAGGTAGTGTTGCACCGGTAACCCGGTGTAGGAATTGATGCCGTTCCATAAGGAGCCCGGAACGAGCATCCATCCCTTCGGTATCTTTGGTTCCGTCTGCCATCGTTTCCGAAGGATCTTCTCTTTCTTCACTTTCGGCATGATTAAGTTTCTTGAATGACTTACTTTGCATCCCGGGATGTCTTCTTTCGTTTCTTTTTTGGCCAAATAGTCAGCAAGAGACTCATACTCTCCATCCGCAAAGAGGGGAGTAAAGTTTTTCCGTCCTACCTTCCAGCATTCCAACACAGCGTCCTGTGTTGCGAAGGTGTCTGTATGAATATCTTCGAGGATCAGATGATGATGCACTGCTCCTCTGGATCCGATCTCCGTGACCGCAATCCATTTATATGTAAAACCCGCCTTCTCGAATATCCTCTTCATCTTCCGGTTGAACTTTGCCAGTTCCTTCTTTGCATCTGCTGCCGTTTCCGGCCTTTGGTCTTTTGGGTAGGTTAAAATGACGTGCCATCCCTTTTTGAAGTTCCCGAGAATCAGGAGGCGGATGTTTCTTGCTCTGTTTGACCGATTCTGTTTTGCAATCTCTTCCGGTGTCCGTTTTCTCTTCTCTTTTCTCGGAGAACCCGGAGCGCCGGATCTGAATCCATAGCTTTTGACGATGTAACGATATCCCGGACCTTCCATCTTGGTCCGTTGGTACAAAATTGCATCACCTTCTTTCCATCCCCGTTGTCGTAACTTTAATATCCTAAACGAGGTAAAAAATATGCGGAAAATCCTTGTTTTTACTTGCTTTCCGCCTTCAAAAGTGATACAATCTATGTGTCAGATAAATAGTTCACTTTTGAAGGTTAGCCGGATTTAATTTCCGGCTTTTCTTTTTGCTCTCATTTCAGCACCTCGCCCATTGTGGTTCCGAAATAATCTACTGCCGAAAGCGCCTGCGTCAAGGACCACGGTGTCTTTCCGGTCATCTTTGCAGAAAGATGCTGCTGTGAAATTCCGATATACTCCGCCACTTCTCTTTGGCGATATTTCTTTTTCTTTGTAACTTCGTCGGTCTCGCTTAATTTGCAGCGCAACCAGTTGTTAAACCTGCGTTCCGCAGAACCGACATGATCTAATGTTGTTCTCGTCCTTCTCATACGCTCCTCCTTACAAAATTGCGCCTACGATGCACCAGGCCATAATTGCGGCGGGTACCAACAGGATCCAAAGGTAATCGAGAATAGATTCCCCTTCGTATCTCTCTGTCACGCATTCTTTTAATAGTTCGTATCCGTTTTTCATAAATGCTTCTCCTTCTGGCTTCCGTCCGTTCCATCTTTAAGATCAGAACATCAATCTCCATAATTTCCTTCTGAATTTCCGAATAACGGCTGTTGCACCGGTGCAACTCAGCTGCTTCATTCTGCAGAGCCGTCTTCGTCATCTTCAAGCAATCCAATAGATTCATCTGTTCTCTTGCTATCTCCTTTCTCCGGCTCATCATTTTTGATTTGTCGAGAGCTCAAATTTGAGCCGTCGGCAACTGAACCGATAATAAGCATTGGCTTCCCTTCCAGCAGTTCCTCTGATACCTTCCCTTCTACCATTGCGTACATGGCATCTCTTGATACCTTGCATTTCACGCCGTTAAACAGCATCTCCGCCTTCGTTGCTTCCTTAACAAGCTTGTAAAACTGTGAATATGTAAGTGTCACTCTTTCCTCTTCTGTAAATACATCCATAAGTCCCATGATCTTCTCCTTTCTTTTGGCTCCTCATTTTTGAGGAGCAGACCGGTAAGAGTTTTATAAATACATATGTCAATATGTATTTATCTGCGATGTCCGTAGGATATCACAGATAAATACATATGTCAATATGTATTGATAAAGTTGACAAAATGTGTGAGATTTTTCGTTGCAACCGTTCTGATCTGATTACAGAAACACCTGCTGCCCCCAGTTCTTCTCCCCCTACTCTAACCGAAGAAGAAATGGCTGTGGCACTCGGGTACCGGAAAGCCGATGAGAATATTAAGAACGGAATCGCTGGATTACTTGGAATCAAAAGAAAAGAATCTTCCGACTCTGTAAATAAAGTCGGATAATTTTGGCATAGTTTTACAATTACATAATGTTCTTACCCGGAGAGCTGAAGGGGCGATGTTGCGGATCCGCCGAGATTTAGAGGAGGTGACGCCATGGTTACAGTTAGTGATCTTTTTACTTTCGTGATTATGTTGTGTGCGGTAATAACTCTTGTTGTTCTGCTTTATAAGCACAAAAAATAGCGCCCTTGCCCGGTAGAAGCAGACGCTATTTTTTTAATACGTTATAATTTGCCGGCGGATAGCTCACATCTATCTTTCGGCTCTCTTGTTAAGAACATTATATAACACGTTTCCAAATTATGTCAAACAGAAAGGAGATTTTATGAACATCGAACGCCTTCCCTCTGGCTCTTACCGCGTCAGGCAGACAATCGACGGAAAACGGTATTATGTAACCTTCGACCATAAGCCAACCAATTCTGAAGTTACCAAAGCCTTGGCCGATAAAATCAACTCCAAGACTATAAGCAATAATTCCACCGTTCAACGTGCCTGCGAGGCTTATATCGAGTCGAAATCAAATGTACTGTCACCTGCTACCATAAGAGGCTATTATACGATTATTCGTCAAATTTCGCCTTCATTTGCATCGAAAACGCTTCAGGTAATGTCATTACCGGCTCTGCAGACAGAAGTCAACCGTTACTCGTCAACCCACTCTGCGAAAAGTACAAAGAATTACGCCGGATTCCTTCAAAGTGTATTCCGGTTTTACGGTTTGGAGTTTCCGCAGGTCACATTACCGCAAAAGGAGAAGAATATGGATTATATACCCTCTACCGAAGACATGAGAAAGATTTTTGAATATTTTAAGGGCAGCAGATTCGAAATTGCAATCTCTCTTGCAGCTCTCGGTCTACGCCGAAGTGAAATCTGCGCTCTTACCATTGACGATCTGAACGGTCGTATGCTGACCATTAACAAAGCAAAGGTCCAGAATGAAAAGAAACAATGGGTAATCAAGACTACAAAGACATCGGATTCCACCCGTACCATTTCCATACCGCCCGATTTAGCCGATTTAATCCGTGAGACCGGATATATTTACCAGGGCGATCCGGAAATCATTTATTGTGCCCTTATGCGCGCCCAGAAAGACCTTGGTTTGCCACACTTCTCACTGCACAAATTAAGACATTTCTTTGCTTCTTATATGCACGATTTAGGATATTCCGATAAGCAGATTCAGGAATTTGGCGGATGGAAGACAGATTTGATCATGAAAACCGTATATCAGCATGCAATGGACATGGAAGAAACCAAAAATAAGATGGCTGACAATATTGGCGATCTCTTTAACAAACAATAGCTTTCTTTTTTGTGGCAATTTCGTGGCAAATTTTTATACAAATGTGGCAAATTTTTACATAAATTAAAATGTAAAAATAGCAAAATAAGAACCCCGAAAACCTTGATTTCTTAATGAAAACCTTGATTTTCGGGGTTTCTTCTTGTCGAGCGATAGACGGGGCTCGAACAAGCCTATTTTTGTTTGACAATCCCTTGTTTTCAGTGCATTTTATAAAATCGTGGCAACCGCGTGGCAAACGATTTTACCCGCAAAAACCCGTGGTCTCTTATTTCACGCGGATTTTTTGTCCAATATAAATCTTGTTCTGGTTCTTAATATCCGGATTCAACTTCAGAATAGCAAGCACTGTTGTTCCGCATCTCCTTGCTATTGCAGTTAAGTTGTCACCTGCCACTACCGTATAAATGATTTTTGTTTCCTTTGGCGTGGTAGTGTTGGCTGCTGCCAATTCATTCACTTTCTTTTGAATGGCTGTAATCTCCGTCGCTGTATACCCTTCTTCCTGGAGCTTCTTCTTGCGTTCCGGATTGTTTCCATACTTTCCCCGGTAAACCAAAAGTGCCACCTCGTCGATGTTTTTTTTCGGTTGCACCGGTGCAACTTCTTCCGAATAAGATATCCATGGAAGTTTCCCATGTTTCTTCCAGGTTCTGATTCTTCCTTCAACAGGCTTTCCGTTTATTCCAGATAGTTGTGCACCGTTTTTCCATTTTGGTGTTGATTCCGCCACCATGTTATTTCCTATGTACACCCCACAGTGTCCCTGCAGCCAAACAAACTCACCTACCTGAATATCGGAAAAATCCGTACTAATCTCATTACACAGCTCCAGCATACCGCCTTCTGTAACATCCGGAACTCCGTTTGATTTATATTTTGCACCACCATAAGAGGAACCTGTATTTCCGTTCCATCCCCAAAGAACCGTCTTTACCATTCCTACACAATCTACGGCAAAAGTATTTTTATCACATGCCTTAATTATAGCGGATCTATTTTTGTTATACTCATATTGGTTGATTAGTCTTGTCTGGTTTGCCGGATATAGCGGCTGTCCGATTCCCCCCTTACAGTACAAAGACTTTGAATTAATAATCTGCATAAGTCTCTCTATAAACTGCTTATTTGTCATTATCACTGCCATAGTCACCTGCCTCCGTCCTATTCGTTTTCGCACGATATTTGTAATTTGAGATTCCCAAGAAAATGCCATAAGCTGCCACAAGCCCATCCAGCGTCACTGTGATAGCACCTTCATAAGGAATCTCCCATGCCAAACATAAGGAACTCCAAAATGCCAAAACAGCAGGGCAAACATAATAAAAAATGGCCTTTAATTTGTCATAAACTTTGTCGTTTTCAAAAATCATTGCAGTTCCTCCTTTACATCCAACTTAAAAAGACGCTCCCGGCGATTATCCATTATGCCGTTCGCGCCCAAACGATGATACGCTTGATATTGATTTTCCCAGTCTTCCAATTCGCTTTCCAAGATGAATCCTCGCTGTAAATATGTGTAATAGTCTTTTAGAAGCTGCGCTCGCATCTGCGCCTGCTGCGCATTCATCAGAATCTTGATCTGCCCGGAATACTTTCCAACCTTTTTTGTTAATGTACAAACCACTGCAAAAATAGTCGGAACTCCCAACACTGCTAAGAAGTTTAAGACAAGCATTATTTTTTCCATGTCACATCTCCGTTAAGGTATACGTTACCTTCATTGTCTGTGCCGCTGTTTTTTGTACGGGTGTTTCAAGATTATTGATCGTTGCTAAATACAAAGGGTTATTAGCCAACCAAAAGCTGTTTCCATTACCTGTTCCATTCACAAAATTTCTCTCCAACACATCAAAAGCAGCATTGTATACATAATTACCATCATCCGGATCACAATTTATTCTTTTCAATGTATCATTTATAGGATCATATATAAAAGCACCATTTGTTGTATTCTTGTCCATAAACAATTCTAATCCGGGAACAATATTCTGACCATAACTACCTTGTCCGGGAACTCTATATGACCCACCAAACCTAACATTGTCAAAAACTCTTAATACTTGTCCGGTGGTCAAATCAGCTTTATATAGTGTATACGGAGATGCATCTTTTGATAAAATTATACATTTATCAGGAGTAATAGACCACGCACATCTACCATTTGCGCTATTACTAATTGTTACACCCGTAGGATTTGTATATTCTGCAACAGTTAATGACGGAGTTCTGTCCATGTCAAGAATGTAGTAGTACAATTTTGCACCAGCAGCTATTGTACTTGGCTGACCCGGACTTGCATTATAAACTCTCGGAGAAATAACAAATTTAGCATCTTCATAAGGGTAAATATCAGTGTAACCATAGCTACTTGATGTAATTCCAAGTGGATTTGTTCCAATAGATTGGAGATTAAAAGATATTTCCTCTTCGAAGCTATCTAACATACTGAATTTGGAAACACCATAACGTCTTCTTCGTACAACTAATTGACCGTCATTTATTTGGTAATAAGAAGAGGAAGCACTTCCCGGTAACATTTCCCATTCTGTTCCATTACTATCCTTATACATCCAACCAACAGGTGATTGAACTTTATCATAGTTTGGTGTGTCCTGCTGTCCATTAAATGTCCAAGGACTTCCTGTCCATAAGTAGCTATCTCCGCTATGACCATACCCTATTCTTGCCCCTAACCATGATGTTAAGCAAACACAACTAATAGTGCCGTTTGCCTGATCAGTTGTGAAGTCATACACCTGAGTAATACCATTCAAACCAGCTGAAGACTCATTTGCATTATAGCTACCCCACTCATTTGGTGCTCCTGTATGTGTCATATCAACAGCACCAGCACCGACCATTGAGTTTCCTGCCGGCATATATTGTGAACCTTCTGTAATTTCATCTGCAAATAAGAATAATCCACCAACTGTATGCTTCCATAATGGATATTTATATGAAGAACTTCTGTCACCGACATTTGTATTTGCGCTCATCCCAAGACTACGCAAATACTTTGCAATATGCTGACCCTGAAACACGTTTTTACTTTGTATCTTTTCAACTTTTCCAGTATTAACAGATGTCAATACAATTTCTGTTTTACCTTGTATCATATTTATCCTCCTATGATAACCACTTAAACCCGATATAATTCATATACCCACTATAACAATAGTTATTCCGGTAATTTGCAACAACAAAGTAATTATTATTATCTACCGTAGGTGTATAATTAATTGTGCTCGTCAATGTTCCGTCAACAGTAACGGTT